AAAAGTAACGTGATATTTTTGGTCGGTATCGTGTATGGTTATAATACCATTTTCAGACATAATAGTTGAATATAAATCAAAATCATTTTTAACACCATTATAAGAATGGTCGCCATCTATATGCAAATAATCTATTTTTATATCTTGTCTTACAAAATAATCATAAAAAGCCCTTTCAGATGTTTCTAAAATAACTTGTGGGTCAAAGTGTTGTCTTAAAAAAGAATTCTCTTCTGTCCAATCGGTAAACCCGCCAACTCCGTTTGCAGCATCAACTATAATAGTTGTTCCAATATCTCCCCATTCGGCTTGGTTGTTTCCTTCAAATATGCCTTGATTCCATAAATCTCTACGAGCTTGAGTCATAAGGCGGGGAATGAATCCTCCTCCTGAACCAATACATACACAGGTTTTTGCTCTATTAAATAGTATGAGAGAATATATTAAAATACCATCCCCTAAGTGTAAATCGGTTGCACCATGTGTCCATCGATACTTTACCGGCTCCAATTTTAGTTCATTGGTAGTGGCATCTATCGTATGATTATTTGTTAAAAAATGTTGTATTAATTTTTGATTAAGTAATTGCATATTTCAGTAACCCATTTTTGTTTATTAGTAAATTTTTCTAATCCGGCTTTTAATCTATCGAATTGTTTTTTGTTTTTATCAAATCCATCTTCCAATATTCTAAGATATTGATAATGAAATTGTTTTTTATTAATTGCTCTATATCGGTATTTAATATCTTTCATCCAACTACCATCTAATATTGGAAGTTTACCATTATCTATTGCATCAAAGATTGCATATCCAAATGGTTCTTTTGTATATGCTCCATGAAATATTTGGAAATTCTTTTCAAAAAATTTATTATGAAAACGATAATCAAATTCTATAAACTGATGTAACCCATTATCTATATTTGAACCTTCCAACATTCTTTTATAATCATATTTGTTTGAAAATACAAATGAAGGTATTCCATCTAAATAATGTGCATTCTTTCTTGTCTCACATCTCGCTGCATATCCAATTCTATTACCAATTATTCCCAAAAATGGTCTATTATTTTTCCATTCATAATAATTTGGAATATTAATTGTTTTTGGATAATAAGTATGTATTGTGTCATTTTCATAACCTATCCAAATAATATTTTCAGAATTATCTAATATATCTTTTTGCCAATGCCAATCTAATCTTGTCATTAGATTTTCATACTCATCATTTAATCCAACCATATCAGGTATGAAAGCATGAACAAAGGTTGTATGAGTTTTATGTAGATACTTTTTGATTATAGGATTTGGTTTATAAGAATGGTGTAGAAAAACTATCTTATCACATTCATCTAATATCCTATCTATTTCCTCATCGTTTCCAAAAGTGTAAATTGCATCTTTTTCTGGCAATAAGGGTCTACCATCAACTACAATTTTGTAATCCTCAGTAACCAATGGTAAAACATTCTCCATAAAGTTATTACACCATATATCCGAACCTCCTACTATATTTTTTCCGTAACCGGTTGTAATGAATACTATCATAATTTAGTTTGATGATTATGAAAAGGACATCCGTTAATATCTTCTCCTTTAAAATATCGTCTACCATTTCCATTTGGTTTTTTTATATCTTTGGTAGACCTTTCAATGCCAAACTCATGCATTACTTGTTGTTCTTCTTCTATTTCTTCTTTTGTAAATACATCATATCCATTTTGTAATTCAAATCCATCGACAAAATATCTTGGTATTGGTAAAACACATCCGATGTAATCTCCTTTATTTATTGTTATTTTTTCGTTTTTACGAGTTATTTTTAGATTAAAAGTAAAATCTCTACGAAGATTATCCGTTTCAATTACTCCTGTCATATGCTGAATACCATCTATCCAATAATTGGGTGGATTTATTGTTATAAGATTAACATTTGGCGGAGTTCTAAAAGTGAATCTATTTTGAATAGTAATTGTACCCATTCCAAAATGAGAATTTATTGATTGGTAATCCGAATGGTCTCCACCATCTAAAATTTCAATTTTTGTATTATTTGGTGCATCTCCTCCATCCCATATTGCCGTAAAACTTTTTAATGATTTTATAGCAAATCCATATTGATTACCAATTGTTAGTGGTAAACAAAAATAAGCATGTTTAATAAACCAATCTCTTTTTATTTTACCTTTCAATGGTTCAATTATTAATTCATTTGAATTAATAAAATTAATATTTTCTGGTATTGTTATTATTTTATTTTCCGGTACTACTATCATAACCATTTATATTAAATTGTTTATTATAAGTCCAAAATGAAGTTAATGTATATCTAACACCATTTATTATATTCCTTACCCCATGTAAATATTCCATTGTACCAGGAAAAAATACTAAAGTATTTGGTTTTGGTTTTATTTCTATATTTTGATTTGGAAAATATATTTCACCACCATCATAATTATCGTTTAAATACAAAACACATCCAAAATTTCTCCAATGATATGGGTGTTGTATTCCATTTTCTAATTCACCATCGGCATGTGGATGTTGATAATCGCCATTTTCCCATTTAACTAACCCCAAGTAGTCAGGGTATATATCAGAATTTATTTGAAATTCTTTTTTTATTTTAAATTCTAAATTTTTTAAATAATTAAAATTTTCAATTGAATTCTGATATATAACTCTTCCCGACCAAACATCATTTATATTACGAATTCCCCAATTATTTGTTTTTTTTGAAAAATTTAAATATTTTTCAAATTCAAATTCTGGTAAATAATTTTCAGTTATCGATATAAATTTATTCATTTATTATAATACATTTTATGCTTCTTCAAACCCACCACCGCCACATTGTTGAGTACTTGTTATTTGATTACCATCCCAATACTTTACAATTGCAAGTGCGCCATCTGAATAATAATTTGAAGGAGCAGGGCTACCATAATTATCTGAATATATTCCCGTTGATGTCGACCAAGTTTCACCAGCCGGAATATAATATCCATAATATCCATTAGTTCCAGCACATGCGGTTGTTGAATCCGAAGCATATGTTAAATACACCAACGTATAAGATGCAGGTGGCGGCGGCGGCGGAAGCGGTGGCGGCGGAGGCGGTGGCGGCGGAGGCGGTGGCGGCGGAGGTGGCGGCGGAGGCGGTGGAGGTGGTGGTGGTGCAGGACAACCCGCTCCGGATACTATAATTGCACCCATTCCACCCGATATCTGCCAATAATCTTCCGAATTTGAATAGTATCCATCTGCCGCACGAGCATCACTACTTGCATCGGAATATGCAATTGCTCCTTGCGGAAGTCCAACTCCTGTTGCAGTATATATTGTTACAAAATTAGTACCAGAACATGCGCTATACGCATCAACATTAGAATACCTAACAGTATACCCTTGTCTCGCTGGCGGTGGTGGTGGCGGAGGCGGTGGCGGCGGAGGTGGTGGTGGCGGAGGCGGTGGTGGCGGAGGTGGTGGTGGTGGTGAACCACCATTCAACCAAGCATCAAATTCCGACATACTATCTGGAGCAGTAAGTCCTCTGGCAGCTGCATATGCTCTTAGGGAGTTCGAAGCACTTCCTAATTTAGCTTTTATACCAGACATTGATTGACTCATTATCTATTTCTTTTTAATTCTTCAATTTCAGATTTTAATTCCTTTATACACTCTACTAAAAGAGGAACAATTTTTTCGTATTGAATAGTTAAATAATTTTCACCTGTTTTTGATTTATATACAACTTTATCGGTTATACTTTCATCCATTTCAATATCAAATGGAGCTGGTTTTATAATTTCAGGCAATACTGATTGAATATCTTGTGCTATAAATCCAATTTCTCTAATTTCAGTATCTTTATCTGCTAATTTTTTTGCTGTTTCATTCCAATTAAAATAAACTCCATTAATTTTTGATATTTTTTCCAATGGTGAATCTATTTTAACTATATTTTTCTTTAATCTTCTATCTGATGTATTTGCAGTTACATCTCCTACAAATTCTCCTGCTCCAGAACAATAAAAATTTCCATAAGATGTTATTGCGTATCCACCATTTCCAGTTCCTGGATAAGTAGTGCCATATGCAGTAGTACTATAATTTCTTGCTTGTATTCCACCATTATAAATATTAACAGTAGCACTACTATTTCCGGTTGGAAATCCTTGCACTGCAAGTGGCTCTACTCCAAGATTATATGATGCTATAATCATTCTAGCCGAATCAGTCACCTGCTGCATTGATATATACGAAATAGGTGTTTGCTGGCTTGAATTTTGGTCTCCTTTAATTATAATACCACCGGGTCCGATTGTAATCGTTCTATCATTTTCAGTATCATCATATCTATCACCAAATGCTTGTGTAGAAATTATAACTCTACCATCTCCCGTACCAACAGTAATAGTACCCCCCGTAATAGTTGCACCACTAAGATTACCACTAAATGTTCCACTAGCACCACTTATATCTCCTTTAAAAAATGCATTACCTGCCTGATTTATATAGAAATTTTTACTCCTTAATGAACCATTATCTAAATTAAAAATTGTACCTGCTCCCAAAAATGAACCACTTGCAAGTGTATCTGCGCCCAATAATGTATAACCGGTGGATGTTATTATACCTGTTGAAATTTTACCACCATCAATTGTAGTTACGTTTGCTCCACCTATATGATTTGTTACTGCGCCTGGGGTTACTATATTTGAACTATTACTACCATCACTAATATTATTGGCAGAAGTAAATGTTACTAATCCAGTAAATCCAATTGCTTGGGTTACGGTACTAAATGTTGGAGTTGCGGTATTTCCTCCTGCCGTAGTTTCCACTGCGGTATAAGTTGAATACCAATATTTATTCGAATTTCCTGCAGCAAATGTTGGTGCACCTAAAGCCCAATTTGCAGTAAGGCCTGCGAATGTATTTGTTGAAAATGTATATGAAGTTGCACTCGGTGTTGCCGGTGCAGTAGCTGCAGAAAGTTGATAATATAATAATCCAGTTGCAGTTCTTCTACCATCTGCGCCAGGCGCTCCTGGGTCACCATTTGTACCATTATCTCCCTTAGTACCAGTATTCACTTTTGTAAATCTTACTACAATAGTTTGAGAACCAATCGTTCCTTCACTATCGGTATAACTAACTACGATAGTAGCAGAAGCCTCTGCCGCATTCATTACAGCTGCGGAAGTATTTAATATATTATTATTTCCACCTATGTTTGGATTTGTTGAAAACCCAGTATATGTTGCAGTCATTGCATCAAATCTACTAGTAGTTCCTTCTAATGCAGAAATTGTAACATTTGTTAAAGTTCCTGTTTGAGTACCGGCAGAATTTGCTAATACTGATTGTGCTTGTGGGGTTGCAGTTACTATAATATTTGGAACTGCTTTTTTAACTTTTGATAACGAAACAGTATCGGTTAATGTTCTACTAACACCTTCAGTATCGGTTACTACTGCGGTTATTGTAATGGTAGTTGAATCTACTCCATTTGGTAATACACGAAGTCCATTAATCGGGTCGGTAACTAATCTTACTAAACCACTTGCAGCCGATGTTGCAATATTACTTATATCCGTAGAAGTTGCTGTAAGTGATGTTAATGTTAAATTAGAAGAACTACCATTGTATGTTTCTTTAACAATTACACTCACATCTACAAATGGGTCTAATTGAACTCCCGTTGACTTTGCAGTTACTGTTTGATTTCTCGGTGTAGATGTTATTGCTAAAACCGGAGCTGCTTTTTTAATTTTTGTTAATGATACACTTCCAAACACATTTCTACTAACACCTTCCGAATCCGTTACAGAACCAGTAACAGAAAGTTCAACTGAATCGGTATTTGTATCCATTGATGGATATGTCAAATTCGTAGTAGTTTTTGTTATAGTTGGAAACACAGAACTACTATTAATTGTTGGAGCGGATGAAAGAGTTAATGTTGATGTAGCACCATTATATTGTTCTTTTACACTTAAACTTGAATCACTAAATGCACCAATTTGTGCACCTGTTGATTTTGCATCCGTAGATTGATTATTATTTCCTATAACAAATGTTAAAACAGGTGCTGCTTTTTTATTCTTTGTATAAGTTGCAGTTTTAACAATACTTGTCGTATCACCAGCTCCATCTTTGTAATTAATTGTAATATCCAATGAACCCGAATCTGCCGTAAGATTTGTAATACTATATGCATTTGTAGATGGATTGGAATTATTACCACCATTTGGAGTACACCCCGTTCCACTTAGATTAGTTATTGCAAATGTATTATTTGCTCTAACACTATCATTATCATCATCAAATAAAATACTTTCATTACCAACTTTAACAGTTACAGAACCACTTGTTAATATAAATGAACCACTTGCTACAAACCCATTAGAAAGAGCCGGAAGTGATGCGTTATCATTTGTAAGGGTTGCAGATAATCCATCTAATATTTTTACAGGAGTTATTTTAATTGAATCCGAAAATTGATTACCAAATTGGTCTGAACCTGAAATATAATAAATAGATTCACCAACACCATATGAATATGATGAACCTGCTAATGTATATGTATCAACGCCATTTGTTGCATTAGTGGATACTAATGTTAATGGTGGTTTTCCGCTTCCAGAATTTACTGTCAATGGTGTTGTTGCAGATGCTAAGTTTTTACGTTTAGCTTCTAAGGTTATAACTTGACCCGTTGGGTTTAGTGATAAATCGGTTGCTTTATAAATAAATTGATTTGTATTTGCAGTTACAAATACGCCAGGCGCATTATCACCATCTTCAAATCTATAAATTGTTTCATATTCCGTAAAATTTTCACAAGATGCTGTATATACAATTGAACCTACCAACACACTTCTAACACTTCCACTAAAACTTGCAATACTTAAAAGAGCACCATTATCATTTTGAGTTGTAAACCAACCTGGATAAGTACCAGCGTATGAAGATGGTTCAATATAATTTCCAGCTACATCATATGATGAACTACCATATGTAACTGAACCTGTAAAGTTTGTTCTTTGTACTGTAAATTTTACATTTTGATTTACCGGATTTGCGAAAGAACCGCTACTAAAACGAAATGCCGTTCTATCGGTTTGAAAAGATAATAATTTTGATACTGCATTAGAACCACCTGTAAAATTTGCACTTTGTGTAACTGCAACTGGAACGTAATTATTATTTACATCATAAAATTCAAATTTAAAATTAAAATCTTCATCTCCAATTACAGTTGGCATTGTTGTAACAAATGAAACTTCATCTGGTGAAAATGCCGTATCTTGTGATAATTTTAAACTAATATTACCAACATGCCATTCTCCCTGTGATTGTGAAAAGAATAATCTAGCAGGAGTACAATCTTTGTCTAATTTAAATGGAATTGTAGTATCTAATAAATTTTTAGTTGGGTTTATTCCTGATAATGTACCAATACTACTTGTGTATGAACCGGATGATATATAAATTCCCAAAGTACTATTTGTAGATGCTGAATAAAATGCATCTAAATTTATTTCATATGTATTTGCACTTTTTAAATCTAATGATGATGAGTAAATAAAATTACCAGCTCCTTTTAACTTTGCACCAGATTCTATTCTATTTGAATCTAATGTAGCTACTAATGAACCTGTAATCCAATAGTTTTTAAAAGTTTCCGATGTTAGTATGCCCGTATTACCAACAACACTACCCGTTAATGCATATGATGTTAATAATTCTTTTGATTCAACTAATATATCCTGAATCATATTATAATCAGAAATATCTCCTAATGATGTTCTAAAAACTTTTATACGTTTAACATCGCCGGCAAATGTTTCTAAATTAGAAATTTTAATATCAGCAAATGATTGATTAATTCCCGAATTTACTTTTTGTTGTGAAATGGGGTCAATTCTATATATTGGTGATAATAATTCGGTAACCGCAACAGTTGGTCTTTTGTAAAAACGAATCTTTGTAGTATTTGCTAAAGATGGATTTACATTAATTTGTTTTTGCCATTTAACATTATACTGACCTTGCCAATTTAAAGGAATGGGACTAATTAATCCATTATTTTCATATTCAGAAAGTTCTCCTAATATTGTAAGAGTACATGGTCCGTATGCGGTTTCTGGGTATATGTAAACTGCTACAACTTTGGAAACACCTTCATAATATTCCGTTATAAATTCTTCTCCACCCAATGAAGATGATATAATACCTTCACCTGGTTCGTGATAAATAATATTCCCAGCGGAATCTTTTAATTCAATTTTAATTAATGTATCGGGAACTAAATATTGAGAACCTTGTATAAGAAATGCGTTTTTACCGCCGGTAAACGTATCTGGTAATTCCGTTATTTGAAAATATTTACTATTGGTATCTGTATCTTGTACAAACGTATTGTATCTATCTAAGTTTTCACCAAATAAAGTTTTTTGTATTACAGCCATTGAAATATCTTTATTATAAATATTCTTAAAAAAATATTATCTCATATTTATATAAAGAAAACTAATAAAAACTAAAGAAAACTAAATGTTATGAAATATGCAATGTTACAAATCAAAAAAGAAACCCACGAACTTCTCAAAAATTATTGCGAAGAACATGGGTTTAAAATGGGAAGCTTAGTAGAGAATTTAATTAAGAAACACGTTGGTGTTACTAAACCTCAAGCGAGTGTGTTGAAAGCTGATAAGGTTAGAAATCAATCTTACTAAATCCATTTTCTTTTTTTATTTCTATCAATCCATCTACGATATCTCTCATTTGTTCTAAGTGAGAAATAATCCAAATGAAATCAAATTGAGTTTTAAGATATTGCATCATCATAAATAGGGATGATAAATTATCACTATCCAATGTACCAAATCCTTCATCAATTACCAAGAAGTTTGGACGAGGTAAGTTACATACATTAATAAGTGCTACTCTAATAGCCAATCCACTTACGAATTTTTCCATACCACTACACATCTCCAATGGCCATTCTTGGTCATCATAAACAATTTTTGCATTGATTGATTTACCATCTACATCCATCACTACACTAAAATCTACAACTTGTGAAAGAATATTATTCACTTCATTTTCAATTACTGGCAATGCTTTTGAAATCAATTCATATGGAATACCATCTCTCTTTACAGCATCTAAATAATAGGTGTATAATCGGTTCTTTTCTTCTAATTCCTTAACATCACTCATCTTATCTTTTATCCCCTCTATAAAGGAAGATATGGAAGAAATAGAACCATTTACAGCTGCTATATCTTTGGTAATTTTTTTGATTTCTCCTTCAATCTCACTTTTAGTTTGTTGTAAGCCAGAAATAACTCCATCTATTTGTGCGTTACGCTTGATAGTTTCTTCGTTATCGTGATATTTTTGAATATTATCTTTTACTGATTGTAGTTGATGTTCTAATAATTCTACTTTTGTATTAAATCCCAATGATTCAGCTTCTGCTTTTTCTTTAATAACAATTGCTTTTTGATATTTGGATTTCAACTCAATCAATGTTTCCCATTGTTCTTCTACATCCGCAATCTTACCCGCTTGAGTAATTAATGCTCCATGTAAAATATTTAGAGTTTCTAATTGATTACCCTGTTCATCAACTTTCTTTTGTGTTTCAATTGCATCTTTTACGAATACATTATTCATACAAAAATTACAATTAGGGTCATACTCATGTTGTTCTAAGTGAGAAAGTTTTTCCTTATTGTGTTCAATACCATTTTCTAATAATTCAATCTGATGAAGTGTATCGTTTATTTGGTCTTTTAATAAATCCCACTCACGTTTAGCCTCTTCAATTGGTAAACCATTGATTGTTTTATTATCTTCAATTGATTGAGAAATTTCTGAAATTAAATTAGTATATTCTTCTATCTTAGTTCCTTTTAATTTCTTTTCTGCAAGAATGTGTAGAATATCCCTACCCAAATCACCTTCTTGCTTTGTTAATGATTCTAAATTTAAATTACCATCAATCGGAGTTAATTCTCTACTCAATCCTACAATTCTATTACCTAAATCAGTTGAATCAGTATTTAATCTACTCAATTCTTTTTCTAAATCTTTTAATTCAACTTTTTTATCTTTTAAATCATTTGCTTTATTTGCAAGTTCCGAAGTAAAATCGGTTTTCTTAAAGTTTTTAATTAATACCGAAACTTCTTTAATATCTTCGGTTGCCGTTTCATATAATTTATCAAATACATTCAATCCCATAAATTGTGCCAATAAATCTTTTCTTTCTGATTGGGATTTATCAATAAATAAAGCATTGTTACCTTGTAATGATAATGCCGTTAATACAAAATCTTCATATGTACCAACATATTGTTCAATGATAGTATTTGTATCACGTCTTTCCGTTCCATTTAAAGATGTTTTATCATCGCCATCCATTCTATAAAAATCCACATCCACTTTAACATTCTTACCTTTATTAATGGTTTTTGCAGTTCTTTCAATATGATAATCCAATCCATCTATTTGAAAATGTAGATGGCAATCAAATTCTGATTTACGATTGTTTAAAATATTAGCTGCTTTGTAAGCTCTACTACTCTTATCGTATAAACAAAATGATATTGCATCAAATAAAGAAGATTTACCTGTTGCATTTGGTGCAAATAATCCCATCAATCCACCTAATTTGGTAAAATCAATTTTATTCTTTTCACCATAACTAAACATATTAGAAAATTCAAATCGAATTGGTTTCCATTGAATATTTCGTTGAACATCATCATTTACAATTCTACTATTAATATCTCTATTAATGGTTTCCAATCTATCCAAATCTTCTTTAGCTACAAACGGCATCATTCTCTCAACATACTCATTTATAAGTGAGTTTTGATAATTAATATCGGAAATATCTTCAAAGTCTAATTTGTTTAATCTATTACCTGTTTTTGATTTAGAAAGAGAATCGGTTCTGATAATTGTGAAATCTTCAACACCATATCGCATCTTAATTTCAGCCATTACCTTTTTAGTATCAGCAGAATCGGTATTAGATAATCGAACTCTTAAACGAGGTTTTTTTGGCATATCCGTTACAATAGGAACTACACCATTATCAATATCCATAGTATAATATCCGTAATCATTTTGGATATCAACTTCTTCGTACTTCATACTATCTAAATCCCAAATAAGAAATCCGTGTTTATCTAAACTTTCACCAAAGTTTTGCTGAATTAATGAACCGGCATAAACTACTTTACATCCGCTTGGTGAAATCATAGTTTGTCGTTTATGAATATCGCCTAATAAGGCTAAATCATATCCATCAAACATATCTGTTGTAAAATGACGAGAAGATACTACATATCCAATATCCGTTTGAGAATTATCAACTGGTCCGTGAAATAGTGCAATCTTTTTATTTCCAAATAGTGTATCTGCTTTAGGCCAATTGCTTTTATCATCAAATATACTAAACACACCAAAATCTACTCCACCAATAGAGTAAACTTGCGTATCTTTCAAATATGTAAAGTTTGGTAGATTTAACGCCTCTACAATTGGAGTAAGTACATCCAATCTATCGGAATTATTCATATTACAATCGTGATTACCTGTAATAAGGATTGTTTCACATAATTTAGAACATTCTGTAAATAACCAACTAATCTCTCTAATTAATTCAGGAGATAGTTCCAATTTAGCATGGGCAATATCACCTGCTAAATATATGATTGAATTATCCGTACCTCTTTTGCGAATCTCATCAAACATTTTTTCAAAAACCTGTCTGTACTCATTATGTCTTTTTACATTACGAATGTGTACATCTGCGATGTGGTAAATCTTTTTTAATTTACTCATAAACTATTTATTTTATTTAATAACAATTCTTCCGATGAAAACTCTTTAGTTTTCTTTAGTTGTTCGTAGAATTTTTCGTATCCTATTTCTGATGCATCTTTATCTTTCATATACATCATTTTAACATTTATTCCTTGCTTTCTAAAATATTCTGCTGCTTTTAATGCTTCGTTAATTGCATCACTATCTAATGAAATTATAATATCACTAACTCCACTCATAAAAATTTTCTCAACCAAATTACGAGATGGAAATTTACCCAAAAGTGGAATTGCGTTTCTTTTAATTGTAATTGCATCAAATACACCTTCGCATAATATAATTGGTTCATTCCAATTAACTTGCGATTCAAAACATATTACATTTTTGCTAATTGGAGGATTTTTGTATTTCATTTTATTCTCCGGATAGTATGAACGAGAAACAAAGTAATTCAATGAGCCATCAGAATTATATGATGGTATAATTACTCTTTGTCCATATAATCCTTCCTTACAATACCCTATGTTATATTTTATTATATCTTTAATACCTATTCCTCGTTGAGTAAGGTAATGTATTGCATGTTTATATTCTGGATTAAACCCTTTGGGAGACTCACTAAGCGATACAAATTCCTTTGGTAACTGAATGTATACTTTTGTATCTGCATCTTCTAATTGGGGATTATAATTCGAATCTCCATATATTTCTCTAATAATAGAAATAGTCTTTCTATCAACATCTAATTTCTTTAATAAAGATGTCAATTTCTTACCACCACTATTACAAGTCCAACAATGCCATTTTTGAGTTTCGGTATTAACTTGGAGTTTTTGTTTAGAGTGATTACAAAATGGACAGTAAAAGGCTAATTCATTACCCTTTAATGTAGAGTAACTTCCCAACGCATTAGATAGCGTTGTTATGACCGTATTTTTATCATTAACTTTCAACACATCACAAATATACGACAAATATTTTAAATTACCAAATTTTTATGGTTCTAAAAACCAAGAATTCGGTATTTCTTTATCTGCGTACTTATAACCATTCTTTTCACACCAATCTGCATAGGTGGTTTTGGAGCTTTTTGTGATTTTGTTCTTTGAATTGGAAAATACAAATCGTATATCCAAGTTAGGATTTTGTTGTTTAACTAACAAATGTTTTTTCCTATCAGCTGCTACAAATCTACCTTTTGTTTCTACTCTAATACCATTAGGTAATTTGAAGTCAGGACTATATGTGTGATTTGATGCCGGAATTATATATGGAACTTTTTCAGTTTCATACTCTACTTTAATTCCTTGGGATTCTATTTGTTTAGATATTGTTTCTTCTAAACCTGATTTAAATCCATATTTTTTCGCAACCCATTTAGGATTGTTTGTTTTTGTAACTTTTTTAGCCATTAAGTTTGTTTATTTTTTAAAATTATCCGAATATTTCTTTTCAGATAATGCACCACCTCTACCAGTTTTGAATTTATCAGCAGTTAAAATTTGGTCATCTGCTTTTTTCAAATCGTTTGTAGAATATGGAGTTTTTGCGTTTACACCAGCATCAAAATTAATCTTATCAACACCTAATGCTGATTGTTGTGCTTTGTATAATTCTTCTATTGTTGCCATAATAATTGTTTTATCTTTTACTATAAATATATGTTAAGTATCAAAACGTACAATAAAGTTTACAGGAATATCTGGCATTGACTTTATTGGTTGTGGAAGTTTAGCAATTGCTACCAATTGACAATCATCATCGTATAAACCAATTGTTGTTATAAATGGTGCTAAGAATGAACCAGTTGAATCAACAGAACCACTCAAATCGTAATGCTCAAATCCTGCTTTTATATAATCATGCGTTACCGATGATGAAACCGAACCACTAAATCTATAATCTAATGTATCTCCGTTTTCTAATGTTGTTAATTTTTTAATATATTTAACACCTGGGTTTGTTGTTGTTGTATATATCTTACCATCCGAACCTGTTATGAATTCCGTTTCTTTTCCAATCTCCACTATTGCAGTTGGATTTTGTGATATATTAAATTCATCTTCATTTGCAATTAAAAGATATTCATGCTCATAAATTGTTTTCGTAGATTTAAATGATAATTCCCAATCTATATTCAACAATGATGCCGCATCTCTAGTTAATACAATCAATCCTTGTGTGTAAAATATATTACCAATTTTACTAAAAGCAGCTGCTTCTTGTAAAAAGTCAATATTTTCTACAACCATAATACCCGTATTCATATTAAAACTTACTACGTTTAAGTTGTAATTAGTTCCATTATAAATAACATTAAATTTAGCACTATTTAAATCTATTGGCATAAATTGAAATGAACCGGAATATGGTGCGTTTGATATATCTTCAAAATTCCAAGTATTATCATTTGCATCTATCTTTCCAAAAGTAATACTATCACCAGCTGCTCCAATTATATTTCCAAAGGTATCATCTATAAATGATGTATTTACTCCATTTTTATCAATTAATACAACAGAACCTTTCTTAATTCCTTCACCTACATATATTTGTGGAATAGAAATTACCTTAGCTGAGCCGCTTAAATATCTATCACGTGTACTTTCTTGTATATTATAAGTAGATGCTTTATCACCATATCTTACAAATGGATTATCTTCTTTGCCATTATAGAATTGAGCTCTAAGTTGTCCAAATAAAGAATGTTTATTATATGATGAACCACTTAAACTTCCAGTGGTAATAACATTTGATAATGTGGAAGCATAATTTCCTTCTTCTGCTTCCAATAAAGCAATTTCAGATGAAGCCTGATTAAAATCCCATTGTTTATAGGCTTTAAAAGGACGTATACTGATATCTGATTTTGGTATTCTTTTTAACATATCACTTATAAATATCTTATTAAACAAAAACCCAACTTTTTAGGGTTGGGTTTAATCTATGGGTTTAATCATAGAAGTTATTTGGCTATTCTCTTAAAAATCCAATTTAACTTTGATTGCTACTTCTTTATCAAATGATTTCTCAATTGGTTTAGAAGTTTTTGCAACTGCTAATAATTCATTTGCATCATCGTATAAACCTACAGTTGTAATATACACATGCGGGTCTCTTTCAAAAGATGAATTAACAAATTGACCAGTTGAACCTGTTACAAATGATGGGTTATTTGAGAAATTGAATTCTC